AACGATGCTCTGGTCTTGTCCCGCAACGTGTCCGTTTACGACACCGACGGCTCGATGATGGAACGGACAAATAACGTCATCTATCGTCCCCAGCCGTACATCGCCCAGAGCTTTGATGGCATGGATCAGACCAACAACTTCACGGCCTACACGCAGTTATCCGTTCCCGCTACGCTCGGCTTCCAGAAATCTGTGCCGTTCATTTTGGATGCATTGGAACTGCGTGATGCCCTGCAAGAAGGTCGCCTCGGTGATGCTGCCAAGCAGAAGCTGGCAAGTGATATCAACATCGCCATCATGAACAGCGCAGCCAATCTCGGTTCGCTGGTGGTCACTGTCAGCACCGCTGCCGGCGACTACGACGACATCGCTTTGTGCGACAGCATCATGAACGAGCAGGGTGTCCAAGCCTTTGACCGTTACTTGGCACTGTGCAGCCGCGATTACAACGGCATTGCCGGCAACATCGCTGGCGGCGCTACTGGTGGTGGTGCATCGCGTAGTTTTAGCGGTAACAAGTCGAACAACGCTTTCGAGCGTTCGTATGTCGGCATGGTTGCAGGCTTTGAGACCTACAAGCTGGACTACTCCAACCGCATTTTGGCGGCTACTGGTGCAGATCCAACGATGAGTACCCTGGCTGCTGCAAACAACTACTACGTGCCTGTGGCAACACAGACCGCAGTGACCGGCGAAACGCAGAACGTGGACAATCGTTTCCAGACGATCACTGTGTCCAGCACCACCGACCTTCCAGCCGGCACTGCCATCGAGATCCAAGGCGTTGAAGCCGTGCATCACATCACCAAGCAAGGTACTGGGTTTTCCAAAACCTTCCGTGTTGTGAGCGTGTCGTCTGCGACTACTTGTGTGATCACACCTCCAATCATTTCTGCCCAAGGCGGGACTGATGCCGAGTTGCAGTATCAAAACTGCATCGTGACAGCAGCCGCTGGTCGCACTGTGAACCGCCTTAACGTGGATGACGCACCAATTAACTGCTTCTGGCAAAAAGATGCGCTGGAGATCCTGCCAGGCCGTTACGCTGTGCCTTCCGACGCTGGTGTCGCAGTGATGCGTGCATCTACAGACCAGGGCATCGAGGTGGTCATGCAGAAGCAGTACGACGTGAACACGATGAAGACCAAGTATCGTTTGGATACCCTTTTCGGCGTGGTCAATAAGCAGCCTGAGATGTCCGGCATCCTGTTGTTCAACCAAACTCCTTAAGGAAAAATCATGAGTTACAACGTAGTTTTTGCACAAGGTACTGTTACCGTAACCGTGCCAGCCGGCGAGAAAATCGCCGTTCAAGCCTACTCATCGGCATCCGTGTTCCAAGAAGTTGGTTACCCCAATTTCCCAGAGTCACAGGATCTGCTGCAAGTAGTCGACAACACCACCTATGTGTCCGGTGCGTTCACCAATGCCACCAGCGTGACCATCCAGGCCGGTGCATCAGGCGCACTTTACGCCGTGGGTGTTTCGCCCGTCATTTCTGACGATGGCAATTGGCAACTTCAGGGCGCACCTGGTGACGTAACCGATGGCGGCGCAATGATTGCCACAGCAGCAAATGTGCTAACTGGCATTGTCACTGCAACGCCTACGACAACCCGTTCCATCCAGATGCCAACAGGTGCAAACCTTGATCTGGCAACAGAGTGGGCGATTGGTCAGGCGTTTGACTTTAGCGTCATCACCTTGGCTGCATTTGCTTTGACTATCACGGTCAACACAGGTGTAACCATTGTTGGCTCTGCTGCAACTGCTGCAACGTCTGGTGCATCCGCACGTTTCCGTCTTCGCAAAACTGCTGCTGATACCTTCATCGTGTATCGGATTGGCTGATAAACCAGACGGGTCAGCAGAGATGTTGGCCCGTTCTACCGGAGATTGAAATGATGAAAAAAGGCTATTCAGATAAAACTGTTTCCAAGAACATCAAAATGGAAATGAAATCAGGCAAGCCCCAAAAGCAGGCTGTTGCAATGGCACTTGGCATGGCAAGCAAGTCGGCAAAAGCCGCTGGTAAGCCAAGCAAAGCACCGATGAAGAAATGATCAAATCAGCCGCCATCGTCAAGACCAAGACTCTCAGCCCCCGGCAAGAGTTGCGGTTGCAAAAGCGCAAGCTGAAGAAGTTACAGACCAAAGAGCGCAAGGCGAACAAGAAAGTTCACCCATCACCGATGAGCAGCCGTGTCCGTCACACGGTCATTGATGTCGTTGAAGAAGCGCCAAAGGATGACAGCCCCCCGACCCGTGATGAAATGTTGCAGCAAGCCGAGACGATTGGGCTGAAGGTTGACAAGCGCTGGTCAGATGCAACCCTGTTGAAACACATCGAGGAATTGCAATGGGCTACACAAAACGACAATTCATAAGTGCAGCCTTTGAAGAAATTGGCCTAGCGTCTTACGTCTTTGATCTACAGCCAGAGCAGCTGCAATCAGCCCTGCGCCGACTTGATGCAATGATGGCCGATTGGAACGGTAAGGGCATTCGCTTAGGTTATCCGCTGCCATCCAGCCCCCAGGATAGCGACCTGGACGAAGAGACCAACGTGCCTGATTCGGCTTACGAAGCAATCATTTGCTCGCTTGGCATCAGGCTGGCTCCGAGTTTTGGCAAGACGGTGATGATCGAAACCAAGACCACCGCCAAGCAGGGCTACGACATTCTGTTGCAACGCGCCACATTCCCGCTTGAACAGCAACTGCCAGGCACGATGCCGGCTGGCGCAGGCAACAAGCCGTGGAGGGTGTACGACAATCCGTTTATCAGGCCACCGGCCAACCCGGTTACTGCTGGCCCTGATGGGCCTCTTGAATATTACTAAGGACAGTCATGCCAACGATCAACCAGTTACCCGTTCTCAGCACGATTTCCAGTGGCGATCAGTTACCCGTCTACTCGCCCAACAATGGGGATGCAAGGCGCACCAGTATCGGCAGCTTGCTGACGTTCTTCCAACAAAGTTTTGCATCGCCAACGCTGTCAACAAATCTCTACGTGCCTGGCTCTGGTTTCAACATCACCGTTCCAACCCCTGTCAGCAATGACCAGTGGATGCTGTTACAACCTGCTGGAACACTGGCAACCGGCACGATCACTCTGCCGTTGAACACTGGCGTTCCTGATGGCACTACGGTGCTGATTACCACAACGCAAGAGATCACCTCGCTGACGATTGCTCTAAATGGTGCAACAGCGATTTTTGGTGGCGTGTCGTTCTTGGGTGCAGGCACAGCAACAGCAATCAGGTTTTATCAGCCGACAAACAGTTGGTATCAGATCAACGCTGATGCAGTTTATGCAGCTGGTATCCAAGCGTTCTTAGCCGTGCCATCAAGCGCCAATCTACGGGCGGCAATGACCGACGAGACCGGCACAGGCGTTTTGGTGTTTGCAACCAGCCCGACGCTGACAACCCCGACAATCACAAACCCAACCGTCAGCACTGGCACATTCACCAGCCCTGCATTGGTGACACCAGCACTTGGCGTAGCTACAGGCACAAGCCTAGCAGCGACTGCCGCAATCACTTCATCTGGCACGGCTGGCGTAGGCTATGCAACAGGCGCAGGCGGTGTTGTTACCCAAGGCACAAGTCGCACCACAGGCGTGACGCTGGACAAGACTACAGGCGCAATCACCTTGTTTAGCGCTGCCGGCACAACAACCGCAACCACGTTCACCGTGACCAATAGCACCGTGGCGGCAACCGATGTGATCATCCTCAACCAAAAGTCAGGTACGGATCTGTACGACTTGATGGTGACAGCAGTGGCCGCTGGAAGTTTTAATCTCACATTCCGCACTACTGGCGGCACTACCACTGAAACGCCGGTCTTTAACTTTGCCGTTATCAAAGCTGTAGCTGCGTAATGAAAACGCCAGCCTTTGCCCGAAAAGAAGGCCAGAATCCTAAAGGTGGATTGAACGCCAAGGGTAGAGCCGCTGCAAAGGCCGAAGGCATGAATCTGAAGCCTCCGGTCAAGTCTGGTGACAATCCGCGCAGGGCGTCGTTCCTGGCCCGTATGGGTGGCAATCCTGGCCCTGAGTACAAAGACGGCGAACCAACCCGGCTGCTGTTGAGTCTGAGGGCCTGGGGCGCATCGAGCAAAGCTGATGCACAAGCCAAGGCAAAGAAAATCTCCGCACGAAACAAGGCGAAGTAATGCAAATTCCAACTGAAAACCGTTTTTATGTGTATGAGCATTTACGCTCAGACACTGGTGCGGTTTTTTATGTTGGCAAGGGAACTGGCAAACGATGCACAGTAAAAAGCCATCATCATCGTAATGAATTCTGGCAACGGACTGAACGCAAGGCTGGTGGATTCTGCGTTCGCATGGTAGCTAGTGATTTGGACGAAGAACTAGCATTTTTAATTGAACAAGAGCGAATATCGCAACTTCGCATGATAGGCACCAGGATTTGCAATCTGACAGATGGTGGCGATGGAACATCTGGGTGGGTAAAAACAAAAGAATGGCGTGAAAAAGTTGGCGCAGCGCATCGTGGCAAAGTTATTTCACTCGCTACTCGATTAAAAATATCTGCTTCAGTTACCGGATACAAACACACAGATGAAGTAAAAATAAAGATGTCTGTATCACGACTTGGAATGCAGAACACACTGGGGCACATACACTCAAACGAAACAAAACAAAAAATGAGTGTTGCACACATTGGCAACAAAAGCAGAACCGGACAAAAAAGAAGTGATGATGAGCGTGCAAAACAAAGCGCATCAATGCAAGGCCGGCCACAAGCTATTTTTACTTGCCCACATTGTGAAAAAAATGGCGGTAATGCAATGAAGCGTTGGCATTTTGACAACTGCAAGGAAAAACAGTGACCCAAATTGCAATTTTGAACGGCATTTATGCTGACAGCACACCAGAGCTGCGGACAAGCTATCCCGTCAACTTTGTGCCAGTGCCAAAGCAATCAGGCATCAGCGCTGGATTCCTTCGCCCTGGTGACGGTCTTGTGGCCAACGGCACAGGCCCAGGCATTGACCGCGGCGGTATCAATTGGCAAGGCAATTTGTATCGCGTGATGGGTACAAAGCTGGTGGAGATCGACAGCGCAGGCACAGTGACGGAATTGGGTGATGTTGGTGGGCCGACAACAGAACTGGTGACGTTTGATTACAGTTTTGACTTGCTGGCGATTGCATCCGGTGGGCGGCTGTATTACTGGAGTGGCACAACACTCACGCAAGTGACAGACCCCGACCTTGGCACAGTACTTGATGTGGTTTGGGTGGATGGATACTTCATGACCACCGATGGAGAATTCTTGGTTGTCACAGAGTTGACTAACCCGCTTGATGTAAACCCACTGAAGTACGGCAGTTCAGAGGTAGACCCCGACCCGGTAGTGGCTTTGCTCAAGCTGCGAAACGAGATTTATGCGCTGAACAGAAACACCGTGGAAGTGTTCGACAACGTGGGCGGCGAGTTATTCCCATTCGCTCGGATTGATGGCGCACAACTACAAAAAGGCGTTGTCGGCACACAAGCCTGTTGCGTCTACATTGAGCGCATTGCATTCTTAGGTAGCGGCAGAAACGAAGCACCAGGCATCTACATCGGCGCAGCAGCCACCACACAGAAAATCAGCACGCAAGAGATTGACAACCTGTTGCTGAACTACAGCGAGGCGCAGCTGGCCCTGGTCAAACTGGAGGCACGCAACGACAAGGCGCATCAGCACCTGTACGTTCATTTGCCAGACCGCACTATCGTTTATGACGCAGCGGCATCGCAGGCGCTAGAAGATCAAGTCTGGTTTACGCTCACCACCACCTTGTCAGGCTTTGCTCAATACCGTGCTAGAAACATGGTTTGGGTCTACGACAAATGGATGATTGGAGATCCGCAGTCCAGTACCATTGGATACTTTGTGCAAGACACTGGCCATCATTGGGGTCAGCAGGTTCGATGGGAATTCGGAACGCTCATCGTTTACAACGAAAGCAACGGGGCATTGTTTAACGAGTTGGAGTTAGTCAGTCTCACCGGCTCGGTGGCACTTGGCAAGAATCCGCAGATCAGCACCAGCTACAGCGTTGACGGCAAGGCCTACAGCCAGGACCGCAGCATCAGCGTCGGCACGATAGGCTCAAACAAGCGCCTGGCATGGTTCCAGCAGGGTCATATGCGGAACTGGCGCATTCAGCGATTTCGCGGCGATAGTGACGCTCACCTGTCCTTCATGCGCCTGGAAGCGCAGATTGAAGCATTGGCCTACTGATGGCAACTGCGCCTATTTCTCGCCGGCTTAATCTCACGCGCGATCAGCTTGCGGCGTTTCTGACCGACCAGCAACAGATCAGACAGTTTGAGTTGTTGTTTTCGACGGTTGACACCTTACAAGTCATTGTCGGCACAGACTTTGAGTATCAGGCAGACACAGCCGCAGCAAATGCCAATAACGCACTAGCGCAAATCAGCGCACTATCGCAAGATGCAGCAGTCAGCGCAGCAATCATTGATGGCAAGACCACCCTAGCACTGGATCAGATTGCAACCTTGGCGCAAGAAACGTCTGTCAGCATCGCGTCAGCCGAGAACAAAGTCAACCAGGCAATGGCCCTAATCGCTCAACTGACAGCGGCTGTGGAAGGTTTGCAGATGACCCCAGCCCCGCGAGAGTTCAAGCGCAGCCGGTACGGATCGTTCTACGACACCACAACACAGACGGCCACGATCATCAACACTGCCAAAGCCATCACGTTCAACACGACTGATCTGAGCCAGGGTGTGTTTCTGTCAACTACATCAAGGGTAATGGTAGACACAGAAGGCGTTTACAACTTCGACACATCATTTCAGCTTGATAAAACTGCTGGTGGCACAGGAATATTCGACTTTTGGTTTCGTTTAAATGGTGTGGATGTAACAGACAGCACCAGCAGAATCAGAGTTCAGGGTAACAATGCCGAAGTTTTTTCATCGTTAAATTATTTCTTTGATCTCAAAGCAAATGACTATGTTGAACTGATGTTTGCAGTCACTGATCTCACCGTCGAAATTACTGCCTTTCCAGCGGCTGTACCGCATCCAGGCATTCCGTCCATCATTCTCACTGTCAACAATATCGGAGGTATCCAATGACTGTATCAATTAAGGTGCTGATTCCAGCAAAGCAGGCAGAGAACGCACAAACAACACAGTACACGGCCACCAACTGCAAGGCTCTGATTGACAAGTTCACTGCCACCAACACCAGCGCGGCCAACGTCACGATTAGCGTCAACCTGGTGACCAGCGGCGGCAGTGCGGCTACTTCCAACTTGATCGTGGATGCTCGCAGCATTGCACCAGACGAGACCTATACATTCCCTGAGTTGGTTGGCCAGGCACTTGAACAAAGCGGATTCATCAGCACGATTGCCGGTGCAGCCACATCATTGACCATCCGCGCATCAGGCCGCGAAATCACCTAAAGGATTGCCATGAAACAATTTATGATGATTCCCAAAGGCTTTGCCGGCCTGCCGATGGATGAAGAATTCATCACCAACGCAGAGAACAAAAAGAACTACGCCATCGCGGTCCAAGATTGGAACTACGGACCCGAAGTGCCGACCAACGAACTAGGCGCAAACAAACCGTTTTATGTAGGTCTAGCAGAGGCCATGCAATGCAACGAGAAGGATGCACGGCGCAAGCACTGCTCCAATTGCGAGTATTACGACAACACCTTTATGACCCAGGTGAAGATTGAGCGCATCCCGATGGCGTCTTACGACAAGGGTGCAGGGTTCAGAGGCCACTGCGAAAAGCTGAACTTTATTTGCAACGATATGCGGGTTTGTCAGGCATGGGAAGAGCGCGAATCTGAGATGGATTGAATATGTGCGAAAATTCTGCTGCTGAGTTATGGCATCCAGCGGCCTGCCCTTAACAGGAGTTGTGCATGACTGATTGGCTCAAAGAGAACCTGAAAAGGATTCTGCCAGCGCCAGCCGTTGATTGGCTACTCATGCTATATGAGGCCATCCAAGTCTTTGACGATGTGGCAGACGGCGATACGGTAAAGCGCGAAGACCTAAATTCGGTGATTTGGAATACCCTGGTTGGCATGAATCAGAATTCATTCTGGATTGCCAATTCTCACAATTTAGCGCCAGTTGTTGCCACAGCAATTTTGAAATGGCAGGCATCAGATCATGCCGAGCGCACTGGCAAAGCAGATGCCAGATCATTTGTTTGGCGTGCTGGTTACTACGATGTGGTTTTAATGGCTGTCGCTTTATGTCATGGAACACAAGAAACCACCAAGATAGCGCATGAAATTATGTCGCTCTATGGTGAAAAATTTGAAGATTACATGAAGGAGTTTGATCATGCCTGATCCAGTAACAGGACTAGTGGTAGGAGGCGGTCTAATTGGCAGTCAAATGACGTCAAGCGCTACCAGAAGCGCATCAGAAACACAAGCAGGCGCAGCCCAGGCTGGCATTGATGAGCAACGCAGGCAGAATGAAGCTGTCCAGCAATTACTCGCGCCTTACGTCCAGGCTGGAGGTGGAGCGCTTGGGGCTTACGCACCATACCAACAAGCTGGCGCTGGTGCATTGCCAACACTCCAACAATACGCACAGGCCGGCGCCCCAGCACTTGAACAGCAGCAGGCGTTGATCGGCCTCAGAGGGCCAGAAGCACAGCGACAAGCCATTGCAGGCATTAGTGGCGGCGAGCAATTCAAAGCCCTGACCGAGCAAGGCGAGGGAGCATTGTTGTCAGGGGCATCAGCCACAGGTGGCTTGCGTGGCGGAAATCTTCAAGGCGCACTCGCGCAGTTCCGCCCACAATTGCTAAACGAATTGATCAACCAGCAATATGGCAGGCTTGGCGGTTTGGCAGCAACAGGCGGCACGGTAGCGCAAAACCTGGCATCAAGTGGACTGAGTGCAACGGGCGAACTTGCAAGGATTGGTCAGGCATCAGCAGCTGGCGTTGGCACGGCTGGATCTCAAACCGGCGCAAACATTGCCAATCTTTTGGGGCAACAAGGTGCAGCTACGGCTGGTGGCATCATGGGGCAAAGCCAAGCGTTTAATTTCCCTGGAATGTTTGGCACTATTGCCAGAGGTCTGCCAACTTTTGCGCCGGCCGTTAGTGACAACGGTTACAGCATTGGCCAGGGCAGCGCTTATGGCGGTCAACGGGCAGGATTTTAATCATGGTTCAACCAATCAACTACCTTCAAAACGTCCAAGACCCGTTTGCACAGGCCGTGCAGGGTTTACAGCTTGGCACTGGCATTGCCAACATCTACGCGCAGCGCGAAGCAGACGAGCAGAAACGTGTTCAGCAAGCATTGGCACAAGCCGAGCAACAAAGATACCAGACTGACATAAGCACATTTTTTACAACGCCACCAGCAGAACGAAAGTACGAAAATTTGGAACGCCTGTTCATAGGCGCTAACAAGCAGCAATTCGATGCGCTACAAGCTGTTGGCAAAACCATGACTGATGAAAAGCTGGCGACGTCAAAACGATTTACTGGTCAAGTGCTTGCGGCTTTGGAGTCAAACCCAGAATCTGCCAAGCAACTGTTACGGCAATATGCAGAAGCAGAGACAGACCCCATGCAAAAAAAGGCATGGCAAGACACGCTCAAGCTAGCTGAAGTTTCACCAGATCAGGCCATTAAAAATGTGGAACTGGTAGGTGGCGCCACCTTTGGAAAAGACTGGTATGAAAGCATTGCCAATGTGCGGAAATCTCGCAGAGAAGAAGCACAAGCACCAGGTCAACTGCGAAAAATTAACGCCGATGCCATTGTTCAAGAAGCGCAAGCCAAGTATGCCCCAGAGAAGTTTGGTTTGGAAATCAACCTAACTCAATCTCAGATTGATCAAGCTAAAGCTGCAATCCGTGCATCTGACGCTGCGGCAAAGTTATCTGGCGCTCAAGCAACACGTGCCGAGGCAGAAGCTGCTCAGATGGCAATGGGCGTCATTCCTGCTGACAAGCGACCAGAGGTTGAAGGTAGGTTCCGCAAGGAATACAACGACCAGACCCAGCCATATCAGACAGTCAAGTCAGCCTATGGCCGTGTGCTTTCGTCTGATGACAGTGCGGTCGGTGACTTGTCATTGATCTTTGGCTACATGAAAATGCTTGATCCTGGATCTGTGGTGCGCGAGGGAGAATTTGCCACTGCACAGAACGCAGCCGGTGTGCCAGAGCGCATCATGAATATTTACAACAAGTTGATTACCGGTGAGCGTCTAAATGCTTCTCAGCGCAACTCCTTTAAAGGTCAAGCCAAAAACCTGTACAGCAGCGCATTAGAAAGTGAGAAAACAGTTCGTACTGGACTTGAGCGCATTGCCACTGGCTACGGTCTAAACACAAATAACATTTTCTATACAGCGGCCGAGGCTGCACCTGTTGCACAGACTTCTCCAACAGCAACGCCACTACCAGCTGCGCCTGCTCCTGCTCCTGCCCCTGCTGCGGCAACTCGCCCTGCTGCTGGTCAACGAAACATAACGGTGGATTACTGATATGCCGTACTCCATCACCACCAAAGATGGCATCACCATCAACAACATCCCTGACGATGTTGCACCAGATTCGCCTGATCTGAAAGCACGGGTGGCGGCAATTCGTGCCGGTAGTCCAGCTGCCCCGGCATCTGCCCCAGCATCTGCAATGGCGGCCCCAGCACCTGTACCGACACCACAAGCTGCCCCTGCTGCCCTGGCTGCAAGCGCACAAGTTACTCCAACGCAGCAAGCTGGACGAGACAAAGACGCTGTTCAGATTTTGACGCAGGAGTATCAACAAACACAAAGCAGAGTCCAGGCCGGCGACACAAGAGCGAAAAGTGATCTTGACTCAATTGGCCGAGAATTGGCACGCAAGGGTGTGAATGTTAGTGCTTTACCTGCCCCGGTAGCCCCTGCATCTGCTCCTGCATCTGCCCCCATTGCTGCACCGCCTCCAGCACCCGTTGCACCAGCCTCGGCAGCAGCACCAGCCGCACAGCCTCAGATGGGATTCTTTGAAGGTTTAGCCGAGCAGATTACAGGGGCAAGACGCGCAACACCTGAGACGCAAACGCTCCCAGAGTGGACATCAATGCCAGAAATGAATCAGGTGAGCGTGGCATCGTTCAAATCTGCGCTTGGCACGATGATGAGCAACCCCAAGGAAACGGTGCAGATCCTGCAAGCCAATTTCCCCGGCGTCCAGGTTCGCCAAGATGCCAAGGGCAATTACCTGCTGCGTTCGTCAGTTGATCAAAAAGAGTATGCAATCACGCCTGGCTTCACAATGGGAGACATTCCCCGAGCGATTGGTGGCATAGCAGCATTCACACCGGCCGGCGCTGCAAGAACTATTCCAGGCGCAATCCTTGGTTCGGGTGCTACGCAAGCAGCTATTGAAGCAAGCCAAGCGGCAACTGGTGGAAATGCTGGTCGAGGTGAACTTGCTGAAATAGGCATGGCAGCGGCTACAGGCCCAGCAGGGCAGATTTTGCAGCGAGTTGGGGCACCAGTAGTCCAAGCAGTCAGAAGCGGCGCACAGAGGGTTATGCCACGCCCTGGCCCTGCTCCTGCTCCACGAGTTGAACCAACCTTTGAAGCGCCACCTGTAACGCCAGAAGCACCACCTGTTGCACCAACAGCAGCACCGCCTGTAACACCAGCTGCCGCCCCAACTGCGACCACCACCGTGACCACAGAGGTTGTCAATAATCTTGTTCAGAAAGCATCTGGCACGGGTTTTGGTGCAGCAGCAGCACGCAACAAGCTGGCCGATCTTGCACAAATCAATGTTGGAGCCAAGGAAGCAGCCGACCGGCTCGGCATCAAACTACCTGCTGACGTATTCAGCGATAGCCCACAGGTGAGAGCAGCCGCAGGACTAACCCGTTCAGCCGCAGCAAGCGAAGCAGAGGCAGCATGGCGCACAACCGTTTCTCAGGCCGTGGAAAAGGCCGACGAGGTGATCAGGCAGTTTGATGCAACCTTTGTTGAAGGTGCAGTAGCGCCTGGTGTGGTTTCGCAGAAGATCAAAGACTCACTGACAGCAACTCGATCTGACCTAAATGCACAAGCAAGCAAAATTTACAACTCGGTTGACGAAGTAGTTCCCAAAACGTCAGTAGTTGAATTGCCAAAACTCCAAGAAATTCTTGCGTCCGTTAAAGCTGAAGTTGGCGAAAAAGGAATGTCAGCCGCAGAGCGCAATCTGGCCAAGATGATTGAAGATGGCAATGTCACGTATGGCCGGCTCAAGCGCGAAAAAACGCTAATCGGGAAAGCCATTGACAAGCTGGAGTCACCATACGGCAGCATGGCCGAAGCAGACCTAAAGCGCCTGTATGCAGCACTTGCTGACGATCAACTGACAAACGTGGGCAACATTGGTGGTGAGGAACTGCGCAAGCAACTGCGTGCAGCCAATCTGATTTACGCCAAAGAGCGCGCATTAGGTCAACGCATTGTGAATGCTTTTGGCCAGGACATTGAAGGCAGCGTGGCAAACAAAATGCGAACTGCCATCACAGGCGCAGCCAAAGGTGATGCGGGTGAGTTCAACCGACTGCTTAAAGCTGTTCCTGAAGACCTACGCAAAGAAACAATTGCCACAGCACTGGCATCCGTCACACGATCAGCCCGAGGCGCAGAAAAAGGCGGTTTTGGCTTCTCAGAATTTGCTGACATTTACCCCAAGTTACGTGCTAATCCGCCTGTCTACAAAACGATTGTGGAGACACTTGGCAAAGACTCAGCAAACGTGTTGCGCGATCTGTTTGAGGTATCCAAGCGCATCACCGAGGCCAGGGCCAATGTACTAACCACCGGTAAGGCAAATCAAGCATTTGCAAACCCTGAAGGACTTATTGGCAAGGTGATGGACAGCACTATTACTCAGCGCATTGTTACGACAGTCACAGGCATGGTTCCTGGCGGCGGTGCAGTGGCCCCTGACATTATCAAATTCATGTCAACAGGTGCAGAGGAACGAGTTAAAGCGGCCGGCAAGCTGTTTGCTGATGAGGCATTCCAAAAACTTGCAGTCGAAGCGGCAACCAAACCAGCACCAAGCGCAGCTGCCCTTCGTCGCACGGCCATGTCACAATCCTTTCAGAATTTTGCAGATGCAGTTAAGCTGCCAAAAGCACTTGATTCAAGAATCCAGTGGTTGCAGACTGCAACACAAGCCGGTCGACAATTTGATCAGGAGAACCAGTAATGTCCGCACTCTCAATTCAACCACCGTACCCGATCTTTACGGAGACGGATGGCCAACCTCTTGAGAATGGCTACATCTGGCTTGGCACGATCAATCTAAACCCAATAGTCAACCCAATCTCAGCCTATTGGGATGCTGCTTTGACCATTGCAGCTGTGCAGCCAATCCGCACGCTCAACGGTTATCCTGTCTACCAGGGTACGCCGGCCAGGATCTACGTCAACAGCGACTACAGCATCCAGGTGCAGAACCGCAGTGGCAGCGTGGTGTATTCAGCACCGGCTGCAACTGAGCGTTACAGCGATGTTGTTGTCACTGGCATTGATGCTGATGAAGTTTCCTATACTCTCAACAGAACAAGCGCCACTGAAAGAACCGTTGCCAATAAACTTGACGATACGATTAACATTCTTGATTTTATTCCTCAAGCAGAACACGCTGCAATTAAAGCTGGAACTTCAACATTTAACTGCACATCAGCAATTCAAGCTGCAATAGATACCAGAGCCGGATTGATTTACTGGCCTGCTGGTGTTTATTTGTGCGATCCGCTACAACTAACGAATCCAGATTGCAGCACAATGACTTGGGTTGGCGAGGGTTCTGGCTATAACGGAACTCTTGGAGCCAATGCAGGAAATGTAGCAACCATTCGTTGCCGTACTGCAGGCGCTGTATTTTTTGAATTTGACACAGTGCATCGTTTCCAAATGACAAACATTGGGTTTGATGGTGACGGATTGTGCGACATTGTTTACAAGCTAAAACAAAACTGCACATATCACACTTATAACGGTTGTTCGTTTGTAAACGCCAAGGCGACTACAGGTATTGTTGTTCAGCTTGGTGATGTTGTTAACAGTCAAGTCGACTGGACAACCTTCAATCAGTGTCTATGGCAAAACACCAAAGGCGCAAGACACGCTACTAGCGTTGTCTTACTTGGAACTAACACAATCAATAACACGCTTTATGGTTGTAGGTTTCTTGGGGCTGATACTCATGTAGCCCTTCAAGGAGGAAGTCAAACTACTCTTATCGAAAATTGCGACATCCAAGCGTATGACACTGCCGCAATTCAATCTGTTGGAAACTCAAGCTACACAATTCGTGGAAACTACA